AATATTTTATATTTTTAATAAATTTTTTTTTTTTTTGGTTTTTTTATTTTTTTATTTTTTGTTGGGTTTTTTTTTTTTTTTTTTTTTTTCTTGTTTTCTGACTAAGAAGCTTTATAAGATTTTGTACATTGTTTTTATTATGTTCTTGGTTTTTAACTTTTTTTCAATTCAAAAAAAATTTTCTGTACTACATAATACATAATTTAATACATATTACATAATTAATACATAATACATAAGGAAATGTAAGTATCTGAAATCATTAATCATTTGATACACTTTTTTGGTAACTTCACAATTTTTTTTGTGAAATACACATACAAACGACAATATGACCAAAAAAAATTGGTCATATTTACACCATACCCTAAATTTTACCAAAAAAAATTGGTCAAATTTGCACTATACCCCCTCCTTTTATATTCTACACTAAAACAGTCGTGTTTATTTCACAATTTTTTTTGTGTAATTACCAATTGCAAACGTCTTCATAAAAAATGGCTTGTTTGCTGGTGTTCTGTCGTAGCAACATTAACACTTGACAAGGTATTGGGGATATGAGAATCTCTCTCTGAGAGAGGAGTTTGGTGTTTGGAAAAACGCTTAATTATCCGAAATGATTATGAGAGGGTAGTATTTGGTGAAGTTTATTTACCAAATCATATAGATACAGCAGAGACTGCTATGACACGTGAAGAAGTAAAGCGTGTTGCATATGAGTTTATGCGGCGTAGTATGCTTACTAAAATAGATGAGATGCATAACTACAAAGAATCGGGATGTTACGTAGTTGAGTCATTTATCGCACGCCCAGGAGACCCAGAGTTTGTTGAAGGTGCATGGGTTTTAGGTACAAAAATTGATAATGATGAAGTTTGGGAAAAAGTATTAAATGGGGAATACAACGGTTACTCAATAGCTGGGCGTGCAATCAGGGAACCGGCAGCTGTTCGTCTTACACGTGTTGTGGAGATGGAGGTTGAAACTGAGCTAAGTGAAGGCGATGAACCACACTCCCATTATATCCACCTTTTTTTTAATAAGGATAACCAACTAGCACCGTGTTGGACTAGCAGCACTCTTGGTCATGCACACCAAGTAGTAGCTACTACAGCTACAGAACTTACGAATGATCATTTACATAAGTTTATAGTGGTGGAATAAGATGGGTGGGATACTTTCAAAGAAGGAAGTGGTGGAGGAACGCATCATAGATTTCCTTACCGACTTTGACATAGAATTTGTTTCATTGGTTGACCACGGTGCAAATAGGGCACCATTCAAAATTGTGCGATCCGCTAATTCTGAATTAGTAAATGCACAAAATTTAGTTAGTAAAGAAGGAGAAGGGCGGATGCTGGATGTCATTCAGAGTGTTCTTGTTCCAGCTGACGTAAGTAGGGATGACCTAAAATCAAGAGTAGGATGGTTGTGTGACATAAATTTGGATGAAGGAGAAAAATTTGAATTCTACTCAAAACACCAATGTATACCGTTGGACAAGTTTGATCAGTCGAGCTTTCGTATTGAACGTGTGGATGGTGGTGCATTAGCATTGGTGGGAACTCTTCTGGAGGATGATGAGAAAGCCATCATTTACCGGGGTCATCTTGATAACGTTGCTGGTTTCAACTCACAGGGGTATGCAATAACATTGCGCGACCTTATAGGTTCAGAACTTACGAACACAATTAATGCCGTTATATCAACACTTGAACTTTCAGAGATGTCAGTTAAGGAAAAGAAGAAAGCAGTTGGTGCGGCGTTAAATTCGTTTAGGGCGTACATAGAAATGGGTCTTGACCATGCCGCTGAGGGGTTGGAGTTGAGGTTCGAGCGTTCCGAGGGAGATGCTTCGGGCGAGATTATACAAGAGGATGGTAAAGTTATGAGTGAAGAAGTTGTTGAGAGGGTAGAGGCTCAAGAAGCTCCCGAAGTAACTAATTTTGCGGAGGTTTTTGAGAGAGTTATATCCGAGAAACTTCCTGAAGTTATTGACCGTGCGCTTGCAGGTAAGGTTGTTGTATCAGAGCCTGTCACTGAAGAGCGTAAGGAAGACGTCAATGTTAAGGTGGAAGCTTCTGGTGTAGATGAGCTAATGGCTCATATTAAATCGCTTGAAGAGAGGTTTGCTAAGTTTGAGGCAGAAGATGCCGAGTTGCCAGCACCCAACGCAGACGAGCAAGTTGTTGAGCATGTAGCTAAACCAGCAAATATTTGGTCTGGCGTACTTTTTAGCAGAATATAATTCTTAGGAGGAATTTATAAGATGGGAAGACCTAGTGCAGATGAATTGATAGAACGAGCTGCTGGCAGCATTTTTATGACCACGGACCTTGTAGGTTCCGGTGGTGTTGGTGGTGGTCTTTTAAATATTGACCAGACAAATTATTTTATTCGGTTGATAAGAGACCAACCCACGCTGCTTAATGAGATTCGTGTAGTTCCTATGAATGGTCCAGCGATGCGTCTTAACAAGATTGTTATGACGGATTCATTGCTGCATAAACCGGGGGGTAGTATTACTCCTCTGGATTCGGGTGATTATGCAGCTCCTGATACCAGCTACGTCGACCTGAACACGCAGGAACTCGTGGCTGAAATCCGTATTCCGTACGATGTGTTGGAAGACAACATTGAGAAGGAACATTTTGAGCAGACTATTATGGAGCTTGTTGCCGAGAAGGTTTCACTGGAACTTGAGGAATTGTTACTTACTGGTGATACGGCACACGCAACCGCTTCTCCTCCTTCTCCCCCGACTACGTGGTCTACTACGGATATGAGACTGGCGCAGGATGGTGTGTTGAAGCTTGCGGATGCGTATAGCGTTGATTATGGCACACCTCCTTCTATAGATGAGAACGTGTTTGCAATTAGTCTTGAGACGCTACCTACACGTTATCAGCGTAACAAGTCAGCGATGCGTATTTATACGTCGCACAGACTTGAGTTTGATTACGCCAAGTATCTGGGTCAGCGTTTGACTGGTCTTGGTGATATTAGACTTACTGCAACATACAACGACGCACTTCAGGTTTTTGGTACAACTATCAAACCATGTGCGCTTATGCCGGACGGAACCACGCTGTTTACAGACCCAAAGAACATAATTATGGGTATCCAGCGTAAGATTATGATTGAAACATTCCGTATCATAGCTTCACGTGTAATCCAAATTGTTCTTACACTGAGAATTGCGATTGGTGTTGAGGATAAAGTTGGAATGGTCAAGGTGAGTGGAATCTATAGTTAGACCGTTTAAAATGTATGGGCTAAGGCAAATTACCTGAAAAGCTGTAATCCTGAACAGCCTGCCCATACATAGATAAAGCAGGAAGTATTACAAAGGTGTTGGGGACACCCGTAAAGTATAATTATGGAAGGTGATTTGTGAAGATATATGCTACATATTTAGGACCAGAAAAAACTAAATATTTTTATGTAGATAGTAACCATAAAAGGACTTTTTTTCCATATCAGACACCTATTGAGGTGGATAAGGAAACAGCCAAATTTTTGAGAACTTTGAAGAAAGTTGGTACTGATGACCCTAGGTTTAGGTTATCTACTGACAAGAAGGAAGAACCCGTAGATGAGTCTTGATACCACAGTTGGTGGTGCCTACGCTGATAGCTTTTTAACTGCCGAAGAAGCGTATGACTATTTAATCAATTATGCGCTAGATGGTTCTGAAGAACTGGCTGTCTGGGAAGCTATGTCAGATGGACAGCACGAGATTCGTTTGCGCATAGCTGCACAGCTAATGGCTAATCTTCCGCTTCGTGGGAACAAAGTTTATGAGTATCAAGCGCTGTGTTTTCCAAGGAGTTGTCAGTTAGATGTGGAAGAGATACCGTCTGCTGTGAAAGAGGCGCAGTCACTTCTAGCGTTTATGACAGTGGCACAGAATATTGAAGAGCAGTCGAACCCACAGTCGGGTGGAAGTGAGCTGTTGGATAATGCGTTAGTAAAAAGTATTGAAATAATGGGTGTTATGCGTGTTGGTCTCCAGAACACGTTTGATTCTGTCTCATCACAAAGTTCAATAACAGGCAAGCCGTTGTTATATCGGATGATGCGGGCGTATGGTTTACCAATATGGGCGCTGCTGAAACCTTATTTAACACAATTTAAGGGTGGTGCATTACAGGCATTACCAAGACCCACAGCGTCTGGGATATGGCCTGAGTATGGGTATGGTGCTTATCCTTACGATGGTTATGAAGTTCAGAGTTTACTTCCTTCCCCGGATTATGAGGGTTAAGTAATGGATTGGGCTGCACTTGGTTCACAAATCAGAACGATATTAGAAACCACGTTTGATGGTGTTGCCACATCCGTTGTTTATTATCCCCCAACAGGTGGACCATTTACGCTCCGCGCAATGGTTGGAGAGCCATTGGCGAACTACCAACGAGAGCATCTTGAAGTTGACGAGGCGGGTATTGTTGACCAAAACGTAAAGCGGATTGCTTTTAAAACAAACGACATTTTGCAGGTTACAGGCGCGGGTCAGTTGGATGGTGCGGGTTACATTACGATAAACGATGTTAGGTACGATTTTCATGCTAGTCAACCTTTGGTGATGGATGATTTTACACCATTGGTTGGCGCATTAAAAATATTCTCTGTGTACTTCTTGCGGCGTGCCGAAGAACTTA